AGAACACTTGTTCGACTGTCCACCGCGGACGGACGCTTTTCGATGTTCGCCGGTCGCGGACGGACGCTTTTCGTGTTCGCCGGTCGCGAACAGAACAACAATAGAAAAAATTTAAATTAATAATTTGTTCATATCTAGTTCATATTGTGCACCTATTCATCTCACTTCACTCCCTCATTTTAACTCAAAATTATAACAGGTTAAAAACTAAGTGGGACAAATTTTAATAATAAATTTATCCCACCATTAAATTAAATTTTAATGAAAATTTGTCTGCTCATCCATATTAACATCTGCACTTGTATTTTCCTTTATTAGCTGGTTAAGCTTGCAAACCAAGCTTAAATATAGCTGAGAATAGTTAGCAGGAATAGTAGCATTTTGTAAAATATAGTTTAGAACCATTATTTCATTTTGATTTAAATTATTCATATACCCTCCCTATGCTTGAACGGCGCATTTATTTAAACAGTTTAAAATAAAAGTGTCAAAGTCAATGTCTGTTCCTGCTATATCAACACTAAATTTACTAGCTACTGCCTCCATAAGGCTATTTTTGGGTTTAACTCTAGTACCAACATAAGCAGACAGATAATATAAATCTGGATTACCTAGTGCTTGAGTATTGTTTTTGATAGGTGAAACACCGTTTTCATTAACATATATATACTGATTATCTAGTACAACTGAGTGGGTTATGCCGGTGTTATCCTTGAAACTCAAATTATTGTTAAATACAAATAAGCTGTTGTTTAATGTTTCAACTGCAACGTTACTAAAGTTAATTTGATGTCCGTCTATAGTTATATCATGGTAGTTAAGTGCTATTTGCACGGGGTTTTCAGATCCAGGCTTGAACCATAAATTACCACTGTTACACCACAAGTCATTGTCTTTTCCACTACCCATATAGTTACCCATATTAATTTTACTATTGCCGAGAGAAATAGCTGTAACTTCTGGTTGTTTTTCTGAGATTGAAACGAATGTAGATGGTACACCAATTAGTACACAATCATTATCCGCATATTGCCCGAACTTAATACCATAATTTAGCACCTTATCTATCAATATTCCAGTATGAAAGCAGTTCCAGTTTGAAATATCCGGCGAGCTGTAGTTTCCGTCTACCGGTGTTCCACTTAGCGCTATTCCAAAATTTATATTTTGTCTACCTGTATTAGCGTCCCTATAATTATTTATAAAGACACCTGCCGAGGAATAGAATCCAGATAAATAGTTTAAGTCCCCAAGATCGGGTGTATTTAATTTTAAATTGACTTCCAGACCTACTACAGAAGTGTTGACATCTTCTATAATATTATCATATGTGGGTGTTTCAGAGTAAGCCCATAAACCAGTAATGATAGACCCGTCTCCCGCGTATTGTTCAGCACTTGCAAAACCGGCCATCCCGATTACATTACCACTTAAATTTGTCCCACGTTGCTGAGATAAAATACCTACGTGAGTTCCAACACCGCTGGCTAAACTGTCTACACAAATTCCATCTATTGTATGAGACTGTTGTATAGGATAATTATAGTTTCTAATTGCTTGAATTATTACGGCTGGGTTGTCTGTCTGGTTATCATCGTAAATCCTTAGGTATGAATCATTAAAGTACATTTCAGTTGGTGTAATGTCGTTAGTATAATCTGGTAAATTTTTTCTGTATAGTCCTAGTTTACCAGATAATTTAGTATCAATGTTTCCACCAACTTCTGTATTTTTGTTGCCCACTATTGATGTATCAGTATTCCCGTAGTAATATTCCTGTTTTTCGTTTCCCTTAAAATCAATCGTATTCCTTAATCCGGTATCAACGAATGTATTAGTAGCCCCGTTCTCAATACCCGTCACATAGTTATCATTTCCACTAATACTTAAACACGTTTCACAAGGCACATCACTAATAAAATTGTAAGTGCCGCCGTCACTTGAGATATTAATAACATCGACGCCAGAAACAGCACTAATCTGATTAAACTTGAGACCATTTGCCTGCACAATGCTATTTCCACTAATTCCAGCAGCCCTATAAACAGCATTACCAAACACAACGTCATTAATTTGTAAATGCCCACCAGTACCATTATACACTAACAACTGGTATCCATCCTCAATAATCAGATTATTTAACAGCACGTTTTGTGCAATCATAGAAATAACATTAATGTCATTTACCTGAATACCTGCATTGCCATCCAGTGTTAAATTATAAATACCAGCGTCCGAACCATTGAGCAAAATAAGTGGGTTAGTTGCTCCGCCTCTCAACACCAGCCTAGTTGTATATCTGTCAAAGCCAAATAATGATACGTTACTTTTTAAAGTTAACGACTGTACACTATATGCGCCATACGGCAAATACACGGCACCACCGCCCCGCGCACTTGCATAATCAATACAACCCTGTACAGCCGCCGTATCATCCTGGCTACCATCACCAACAGCCGGTGTAATACCCGATGGTGGGTATTTAACATTAAGAATATAATTTGCTAATATTTCTCGAACTACCTGTTCGATTGCTCCAGAACTAATATATTCTTTAATCATATTAGCAATATATTCCGGCAACATATTGTTATTTGTTATGAGTTTATTAAGCTCATTTATAACTTTTTCCAACAGTTGATAAATACTCAGACTATTGTCATACACCAAAGGTATACAACGCTGTGTCCAGTATTTAACAGTTTTCAATGTCTCAAAATCTGCCATTGAAATAACCTCCTAAAACCATATTGTTAAATACTCCTCTATTATTATCAAAATCATCGTAAATCATCATAAAATTGTCCTCAAACTCTGATACTAGCTGATTGATTAAATTTAAAACTGTTTCTCTGTAGTCGAGTATTAATTGTGCTTGCGATACATTGTCAGATTTTCCGGTGATAGTTCGTTCTCGTATTGTTGTTTGGTTTCTATTTCCATTTTGAGTGTCTGTTGTTTTAGAACTGGAATTGCTTTCATTTTTTGTTGTGCTGTTATCATCACTATCCGTTTCAGTTGTATTATTTCTATCCTCATTGTTATTTATATTTGTTGTTCCATTTGCTGTGGTATTTCCATAATCTTGAGTAGCACCCGACATGTATTTTCCGTCCAAGAAATCGGTTAAATTTCCCTGTGGTGTTCTCAAGTCTTTATGTACCATGTTATTATTTCCAGTGTCAGTATTTGTAGTCGTATTAATTGTTTCTGTGTTTCCAGTATCGTTAGTTTCGGAATGTGAATTGCTGTCAGTATTGATAGTAGAATCTGTGTTATTTGTAACATCCATATTACGATTATTGCTAGTTGTTTCACCTAAATTAACACTTTCATTTTCTGTATAATGCAATGGATTCAGAATGTCATAATCTAAATTGATACTTTTGTATAATTGATTGTATGTATCAGAAACCATATATAAATGCTCAGCAATATAATGCTTCCAAACTCCAACTGTTTCTTGACCAATTTCTCGAAAATAGTAGTGCATGAGAAAAGTCGTTTCAAAATCCGTTTTTAATTCATCTACCAACGGATAATCAAAATTAAAAATATTTTTGTGCGTGTCTCTGCATAACAAAATAGTATTATTTAAATCATCCTCATTATAATCCGGATGATTCATAATATATTGATTTTCACAAATATCTTTAACTTTAGTTGTATAAACTGCCATTTTCTACTACACCTCCATTTCCTGAAAAATCGCGGTCAATGCTACGTATAAAATCATCACTGTAATGTACACTTAATTTCTCAAGGCCCATAGGCTCAGCAAACATAATATTGTATTTATTGCAAATTTGCTGTCTCGCTTTTAATCTTGACTGCCCCTCAGCCCGAACAGATACGCTATTTGAATCTACCTCACCCGTAACAGTACGCTCTGTTTTTGTTGAAAAGAAATTATCAATACCTAAAAAGTTAAAATACTCACTTATCAGCTCTTTTTTAAGTGTTGTTAATTTATCTGCAACATATGTAGCGGATACGTTAAGTGTCTTAATATCATCCAGTTTAAATTTTTTGTCAATCTGGATAAATGGCAAATTCCTGCTAAACTTATCCATAAAATTGACAAATGACAATCTAAACTTATCACTGGCAGACAAAATGACAGGCGTTTTTTGTGCAAATACATTAGTGTCTATTGTTTCCATAATATTGACAAGTCTCTGAGCGTACATAAAAATATCATAAATATCAGGTGTCCTTGTAAAATTATTGTACCCTAAAACACTATCATCTGCCGTCAACGTAGGATGAAATTCTGTTACGGTTACTAAATCGTATTTTGTTGGTGTTTGATAAATATTAAGCGGGCCACTTTGCGCAATCCTTCCACAGAAAAAACCGCTATGTAAATCATCTGCTAACATTGGGTCATATCCGATTGCAACCGCTCCCTGCTCAATCAAGCATATCTCCAAATATCTTGGGTCAATCTCTGCTGGCAACCCCTCCCAAGTGAACATACTTAGCGCGATATTTAATAGCCTATTGTAATAATGCCAAAACAAATAGTTTGTTTTGGCAATATCTGGTTGAAAACTTATAAAACTCATTATCTCACCTCCTTTAAACAGGCGCGTTATTTAAACTATAATTTCCGATATTAGCTCCATTTGTCCACCATGTAATGCCGCCGTCATAAATAGATTTAATCTTGGCAATGTGATTGTATGGGATACCGCCAACAATATTACAACCTATTGTTTTAACATATGTCCAATATGGTCTAGCATGTCTGTTGGGTACTGCAATCCTACGCATTGGGTAGCCAAACATTGTCCAAAAAGCGTCAATCGCCTCTGCCTGGTCTGAATGAATAAAAGCTTGATAAAACTGTGGCCCTTTTGCATTGATTGCAAAAAGAGCGTCCCCATTTTGCTGACCTCTTGCTTGCGGTGGCATTGCTGAGGCGTCATGTTGTTGTGTGAGCAAACTCATGATATTTGCCAAACCGCCTGCCGCCTGTCCGTAGTTACCAGTATAAGCACCTATACCAACAGACGTAAGTCCCATAATCATATTATTGGTTATCTTAGCAGAATTTTGTGCCAAATATGCTTGGTAAGCGTCACTATACCAGCTGCATTGAGGATATCCATCAATTATTATCTTTTCGTTATAGTTTGTATTTGCTACACC